CACTTGAGGCATAAATGGAAGATAAACGGAAGTACCACGGCAATGCTGCGGAGTATCACATGACGCAAGAGGAAGTAGCAAAGGCGCTTGGCTTGCACCGCATAACCGTGCAGAAGATTGAACGGGACGCATTAAAGAAACTAAAAGCAATGGGAAAGCTTCAGCGATTCGTTGATGCTAAGGAGTGAGACATGAGACAACCAGAGAACGATCACACAAAGATGTTTGGTAACGACGGACCTGTGGGCAACGACGCGGAAATAATCGTGTACTACGAACAACACGGACCAGCGGAGCCAGTGTTACGCATACCGTTCTGGTACTACAAAGAGGAGCTGGGAATGTTTGAACACTTCGAGGCGTCAGTACATAGAACAGCGAAGGCACTCAAAGAGTCGTACACGTACTGGCCTGAAGGTTACATACACGTTCAGACAATTATTAATGATGAATATGTCAACATTATTTAGGAGTGAGACATGATTGGTGTTAATACAACATATGTAGTTGAGTTATATGACGATGTTTGGTCGCAAGTGTTTACAACGGACGACGTAGACGAGGCGAAGTATTACGTGCAAACAAAGCGGGACAATGGTAAACGTTATCGAATTGTCAAGCACACAACGGAGGTTTTATAATGTCAGAACGTAATCCAATGGGACTAAAACTGTACAGTATTTGGAACAAAAATAAAAATCCTAGATCAAAACCAGCCAATTGGTTTAGATACAGGAAAGGCATCAAACACTGTAATCCTAACCGCGACTTGTTAGTGAAAATACTACTGCCTGTTTTTAAAACCTATGCGCAAAACTACGCATGGCGTGTAGAGGAAGAGGGAGACAGTCCAGAAAAGGCTTTGTACTTTGCAATAGCCAACGGGAGAGGTTTACCTAACGCAACAGCGGGTAACCTATCTGTTAATTTAGCCAACGATATTCTCGATTACTTCGTTGACAATGGACACATTGAGATACTTGAGACTAAACTTAAAGATGCGATTGAAACAGTGCAAAACAGTAACGTATACAAGGAGATGCCTTATGAAGGGTGAATGTAATCTATTTGACGTAGAAATGCTGGTTGACATTACAGTTGAGTTTACCAGCGAGGATGGGTTGATCATTCTTGACAGCGTCAAGTGGTACGGTGTTGAGCTGGTCGAGATGATTGGTCAACACGTTTACGATAAAATTGTTGAACATATTGTTGACGAGGAACTGTGAGCTGTGTTTATAATCTATACAGAAGCAGAAAAGTTTAATTTAAAAATATTATCTTATAAGGTATTTAACCTATGAGTATCTCTAAAGAACAGAAAGTAAGTGAGCTTGTTGAGCGACAGCTTGAGACGTTAACGCTCATTGAGGCTATGAACATTGCAGGTAACTTCTTCTCGGACTTGTTAGAATCAATGGACGATGAAGAAGTTGACGAACTTTACACTGACATGGGAGCGGGACGTTATGGGATTCACTAATACACACCAGCCTTGTCCTGACTGTGACAGCAGTGACGGGTTAGCGTACAACGAAGACGGATCAAGCAAGTGTTTTGTCTGTGATACGTACACGCCAGCCGACAAGGGTAACAATGTTAGGGAGCTAGGCTCTATCAGTGACGTACCAAAGCCATCGTTCAGTCAGACAGAACACCGTTTAATCACAGCGGAGTACCGTACAATTACTGACCGTCTCATTACAGGAACGACGGCGAAGAAGTACGCAGCACTCAAGCAGGGTGATGTTACAACATTCGGTTACTTCAACCCTGACGATCCAACAAAGCCAGTAGCGGCGAAGGTTCGTAACCCTGACAAGCGGTTCAGTATCATTGGTGATTGGAAGCAAGCAGGCTTGTATGGACAGCACTTGTTCTCTGAAGGTGGTAAGTATGTGACTATCGTTGAAGGTGAGTACGATGCGTTAGCGGCTCACCAAATGACAGGTAGTAAGTTTCCCGTTGTCAGTGTCCGTAACGGTGCAACGTCGGCGGCAAAGGACTGTCGCCTCTTTTATGATTGGCTGAACAGCTTCGAGAACATTGTTATTTGTTTCGATGCTGACGAGCCGGGACAGAAGGCAGCAAAGGAATGTGCTGATCTGTTCGGTAACAAAGCAAGGATTGTTAAGCACGTCAACGGCTACAAAGATGCGTGTGATTATCTTGTTAACAATCAGGCGGAGATGTACACCAAAGTTTTCTGGTCGGCTCAACCGTACACACCTGAAGGTATCGTTGGTGCTGGTGAGCTACGTGATCTGATTAAGAAGCCACTCACCAAGGCAGAGGTACAGTACCCATTCGAGGGACTGAACAAACACCTTTACGGTATACGCACGGCGGAGCTGGTTACTATTTGTGCTGGCTCTGGACTGGGTAAGTCTACTCTCCTACGTGAGATTGTTAGCTCCATCATGGCGCAGTCTGAGGACAACCTTGGTCTGATGTTTCTTGAAGAGACACCTGAGCGTACCATGCGTGGGCTTGTCGGTCTTGAACTGAACAAACCTATCCACCTACCTGACTGTGAGTACGACGACCAAGACATTGACCTTGTGTACGATACGATGGACTATGAGAACCGTGTGTATCTGTGGGAACACTTCGGCAGTAACGAGATAGAAAACGTACTGGGCCGTATGAGATACTTCGTCAAGGTACTAGGCGTACGTTATATCGTACTCGATCACGTCTCTATCCTTGTCTCTGACCAGAGCAACGGTGATGAACGACGTGCCTTGGACATGATCATGACTAAGCTGCGTACGTTCGTACAGGAGATGGGTATTTGTATGTTCCTTGTGAGCCACCTACGACGCCCTGAAGGGAAGCAGTTGGAGGACGGTGCTGTCACTAGCCTTGGTATGTTACGTGGCTCTGCGTCGATTGCACAGCTCTCTGATGCGGTCATTGGTGCTGAACGTAACAGTCAGAGTGACGACGCTGTTGTCAGAAACACGACCGTGCTACGTGTGTTGAAGAACCGATACACTGGCAAGACAGGTAAGGCGTGTGAGGTATTCTACAATGAGGCAACTGGACGATTAACACAGCGTGAGGAACGTGAGGAGAAACCGTTATGATTACTCTTACACCTACTGATGAACAGAAAGAGAAAGCATTAACTGAGGCTGCTGAGATGGGGGCGATACGTAACAGCATTCGTAAAGGTGCTGGTAATGCTGTTGGTTTCTTGGCAGAGATTATGCTGGCTGATTATTTAGGCTGTGAACGTACGCCTTGCAAGGACTATGACTTGACGTGGAACGGTATCACCATTGACGTTAAAACAAAAGAGACAACGGTTCCACCAAAGGACTACTACGATTGCAGCATTGCAGAAACATCACTGCACCAGCAATGTAATAAGTATTTGTTCACTCGTTACATACGTCAAGGTGATCTGTATGTTCTTGGATGGCTTGACAAAGACAAGTATTTTGAGGATGCTAGATTCTTGAAGAAGGGGGAACAGGACGGTGATAATGGATTCATTGTTCGAGCTAACTGCTACAACCTTAGAATAAATCAGTTAGAGGATTTGATGTTGTGAGATGTATAGCGTGTGACGTAGAGCTAACAGACTACGAAGCTACAAGACGGTTTGCTGTTAGCCAAGAGTTTGTAGACTTGTGCAACAGATGTTTCGCTGTTAGTTTAGATGACGGAGATGTGATTGACCGTGCAGATCTACGAACACTCGCAGACATAGAGGAGATGATACACCATGAGCAAGATTGGGACTTGGATATTGGAACAGGAACAGTTGATGGAGACTTACCAGAAGTTTAACCATGAGCCTGAACGTAACGAATTGAACGAGCGATACAATGAATACATGCTACTTGGACATAGAAACAAGCTTGGATCACTCAACGATCTGGTGTGCCGTTACGAAGGTGAAGAACAGCACCCAAGTACATACGACACCAGAGTCTTTGAAGAAGGTGTTGCATGATGCGGAACAAGTTATCGGACATAATCTCATTGGATTTGATTGTCGTGTTCTCGATAGTGTTTGGGACGTACGCATTCCTAGGCATCTTGTTGTGGATACTTTATACCTCTCCAGACTCTACAATCCAAGCCAAGAAGGTGGACATTCACTGCGTAACTGGGGAACAATCCTTGGAGGAACAGGCAAGCTCGACTTTACAGACTACGACGGTGGACTAACAGACGAGATGATCGAGTACTGTATCGCTGACGTTGAACTAACTGAGCGTGTACACAAGTGGTTGGATATGCAGCTATTTAAAGAGGGCTTTTCTGAGAAATGTATTGATCTTGAGCATCGCATAGGCTGGATCATAACTGAGCAGGAACGCAACGGTTTCAAGCTTGACACACCATTCGCTGAGAAGTTGATGATGGATCTTATGTTTGAGATGAACAACATCGAAGCAGAGTTACAAGCTATCTTCCCGCCCATCGTTGAAGAGCGTATCTCTGAGAAGACAGGTAAGCGACTGAAGGACAAGGTGACTGTGTTCAATCCCGGATCACGCAAGCAGATAGCAGAGCGACTGCAAGGTCTTGGTGTTACGTTTACTAAGAAGACTGAGAAGGGTAACATCATCGTTGACGAGAAGGTGTTGGACAGTATAGATCTTCCTGAAGCTAAAGCTGTTGCACGTTACATGATGTTGCAGAAGAGAGTAGCTCAGATAGATTCATGGTTGAAAGCTGTCAAGGACGATGGTAGAGTACATGGAAGAGTCATTACCAACGGAGCAGTGACAGGACGCATGACACACCTATCACCTAACATGGCACAAGTACCGGCAGTATCTGCACCGTTCGGTACTGAGTGCCGCTCATGTTGGACAGTGGATGAAGGTAACAAGTTGGTTGGTATAGATGCCAGCGGACTAGAGCTACGTATGTTGGCTCACTACATGGATGACGAAGACTATACTAATGAAATACTCAATGGCGATATTCATACGGCTAATCAACGAGCAGCTGGACTTGAGAGCCGCCCTCTTGCGAAAACATTCATTTATGCGTTTCTGTATG